CATACTCGTTATGAGTATAATATAGCGGAACCAGCGTATCTTCGGGAGCGTTTGCAGGCGTCTCCGGCCCACATGAAGTTATATGAACCTCATACGGATTATGGTGGGAAGGCGTTGACGATTATAGTCCCTATAGCACCAGGTGTCTGCGAACCAACTCGTTTTCATGGTCTAAATGGAACTCAGATGACAAGGTCTATTCCATGGGCGGTGAATCAGGCGTATATGTTTAGACCATCGGCGAATCATTCGTGGCACTCGTATATCGGTGGTGTAGAGGATCGATATGTATTAAACATCAATTTCATGTACTCGGATTGATAAATAGTAGTATGGCAAGTCTTTCATATGCAGATTTAGGTAAACGAAACAACGCAAACAAGTTTTGTGATAAGGTGTTCGGTAGGAAGGGCAAAGATGGTCGACCCAATGAGAACAATTGGAACACAAGTAAGGCGTCTGATGGTGGGTTGTTCTTCTCTGAGGCAGTTATAATAGGTGGCACAAAGTATACGAAATACGATAAGAATCTACCTGTTATACTCACATCGGCAGCCAAGAATCCAGGTATCTACCTAATAGGGCGATTCGAAAATGGTAAAAAGACTAAGAAAGAAATCAATGTCACGAAGTTGTTTAAGTCTGATGAATTCGGTGGCCAAGGCGCTAAAGGTAATGCAGGCCATCAGTTTGAAAGAGAGTTAGACAGGCGTTTAAAAGAGTGTTTAAATGCTAGATGTTGTAAGGGCGAATACGATGATGAGTCAAAGAACCTATTGCAGATACTAGGCAAACATATGGGTAGTGCGGTGCATACAGTCGACTTAGTAGGTGGTGCAAATACATCAAGACCCATTAAAGTCGCCAGTAAAAAACCGTATATAGAACCCAAACAACCAGGCAAACATGGTGCATTACTCACTGACATCACGGCAAAACACGCAAATGGTCATGAGTCGTATCTATCATTAAAGACAAGTAAGACGATTACCTTTATCAATTCAGGCGTGTCTAAGAACTTCTTCGTTGCAAGAGAAATGATGAAAGGTCAAGTCTCTAGTCAAGACGGCATCGACCTACTCGAAGCGTTTGGTCTAAACAATGCGTTATTCTGTAAAGTCTTTAACAAATACAACAGTGGAGAACAGTTCCCTACCGAGAATGTGACAAAACATGTTGATAAACAAAAGTTGAGTTTATTCATGCAAACAGCAATCGGTGCCAACTATCATATGGTACATGCCCTAGGAGGCAAAGTTTACTATTGGTGGGTGGGCGAAAGAGAGAATAAGAAGTTCGCTAATATATCAACAAGTAAGATGATTGCATACTACGGTGGTAAATCAGGTAAGGGAAAGCGTATTGATGTAGAGTTCAGTAATGAGTATTATGACTTCAAGATGAACATTCGTAATAAACAGTCTGGCGTATACCCTTCACACATCATGTTAGACTATACATCAAAAGATTTCTCTGGAAAGAAAACTCTATAATACCCAAAGTCTAAGATAATAATCTTTATCCATAGTATCTATGGATTCATCGATATATAACATCGATGTTTGTCTAGTGATATCTCTCCAGTCGTGTTCGAATTCAATGTACTTCTGTTCTTCGTCACCACCTGTACCACGCCATTGTTCTGGATATGACGGTCTGACATTCTTCTCATACGCCTCATTCAATGCCTTGTTCATCTCTAGATTACAAGAATAGTATTTGCCTATCACGGCAGGTTGAAATGGTAACATGAACTCTTCATACTCACCTTCAATGAAATGCTGAAATGTCGGGTACTTACTCGTGACTTCTGTATCGTTCATCTTCTTAACGAGTTCTTCATGTTCGCCATAGTTGTGTTGAAAGAAGTAAGGTAAGAGTTGAGTATCTTCGGTTTCGGTCCAATCAACGCAATAGTTAAGAGTCGACCAATTGTTCAATATGATTGCTTGTCTATCGTCTTCTTCAACAGTAAATGATGAATGGTTGGGGTTGCCCTTCTCTGGTAATGAACTGAACAGTATAGAATGAGAGACACCTCGTGGTATCACCTTACAATCAATGAACATTGTCTTGTCTAACTCACCAAACTTATCGTTCTTGAATACATGTCGAGTTGCAAATGATGGATGTTCATCATCGGCGAGCGATGGTACTGAGACTAAAGAAAAGTTAGAGACATGGTGTGGGTCGCTTTCAAATGCAGGTTCAACTGCAAGAAAGTCTTCCTCCGTATAGTCACTAAGAACACAAAAGCGTGCAAGTTGCATACCTTCGTGAATTATCAATCGTTGTCTGTCGAGATGTATCTTAAGTCTGATTACATCTTCGGGTGTTCTATGTGAGTCACCCTTCATACATACAGTCGTAATATTAAATGCCATTTGTTATTTCTCCATTATAAAGTTCATTAATATATTATAAATTATTTATTCAAATTTTTCAAGGTGGTTTTTAAGATTCTTCTTTGTATATAGTCCATGCACCGTAGAGTAATCCACCCCATGCGGCCCACTTAATCAATGGCGATGCCACTAATGCGATTATACTAACTGCAATGATAACTCCACCATCCCATGATGTTCTTTCGCCTAGTCTGGCTTGAACCCATGCTTTCGCTAAATTAAAATAGTCCATAGTTTCTCCTTTGTTTGTGATTAGATAACATTTATCCAACCTGTTATAACATATTTATCATTACTCAACGGTGGGTTTCCACGATGAGTGTGAGTAAATCCCGCTGGCCATATAACAAATGTATTGCGTTTAGGCCGTATTCGTTTTGATTGATATAAGAATTCAGTCTCACCACCTTCATCAACATCATTCAAGTATACCATATATGCAAGTATCGTTCTAACATCTTGTATCTTACTCGTGTGTTCACTATGCCAATTATGATACCCTTCTGTCAATCGTGTTCTCTGTATCTTCAGCTGACTAGTATATAGTTCTCTATATTGTTCAGTCTCTATCACTGGATAATGGTCTAACCATGAGTCAATGATTTCATTGTCGATGATTCCTTTCATGTCTTGCATTGGTCTAGACAACATAGAGTCCATTGAACTATAGAATATCGAGGTGTCAGCACGAAGGTGTTTATGTGAACCAGGATGACTCTCTAATCTGTCGAGAGTTAAACCCTTCTCTTCACAATCATTGAATACATCAATACATGCATCTATTAGACCATCATCAAAACAGTTCTCAATGGCGAGTATGTGGTCGCCATGGTCTATCCAATGGTATTGGGGTTTTTCAGTATTCTCTGATGTCATTATTTTTTTGGATATAATCTATGTTCAAAACCAATCTATAGGGTTCATCACATGTGTTAGTTGAACCAGTGTGATAGATGCCATTTGCAAACCTGACTAATCTGTTCGCTTTACTATTGACTCTATTCTCGTCTTGATGTTTAAATTTAGTGTAACCATTGTTGTCATTCAAGTACAATATGGCAGTCTTCACATTCGTAGGTGCAAAGTCTATGTCTATATGATAGTCGTGTTCAATTCTTTTGTCGGTTCGTGGTAGTAAATTGACCTTTGCCCTTATGAGAGTGAGAACTTCAAGTTGTTCTAATAAAGGTTGAATCAATTCAAACATATCACTTTCGGGTTGATTACGATAATAGATTGCATGAGTGAATTGATAATACGAACTATCTCTATTGACTGGATTGATGTAATACGGACAATACGGACTTTCAAGTTGTTCTACTAAGTCGTTAAAGAAATTCTCTTTATAAAAATTATCTATTATTTCCATTACCCACCATGCCCTTCATGTGATGGCCATATATTCTTCGGTCTCTTCTTGAGTGATTCTTCATATTTCTTATTTGCCTGATGCCACTTATGACTACATTCTGCATTACACCACACATGTTCTACCGTATTATTGATTATCTTCGAGTGATAACTCACCGTCTCCAGATTCAGTGTCTTCTGACATTGACTGCATTTCGCTTGATTCATAGTCCCTCCCAAACCACATTAAAAAGACATATCGTTCACCGTCATATATCGGTTCAACTCCATGCCACACTTCACTTGAATTGTTAAAGAATGCCATTGTACCCGCTCTCTTGGGTATAAGGCAACCTTCTACATTCAGTTGTCCACCATGAAAATCATCATTCAATTGAGTGATGCATGTTCCGTAATCTCTGCCTACATCATTCTTCGCCATGTCTCTATGAAATGGGAAGAGTGCATCTTGTTTATAATGAACGATTTGCATATATGTGATTCTATCAAAATCTGGATGTTCGATTAACTGAGAACCTACGACCTCTAATGCCTTATTCCACTCTGGCGAGTCGTGTGCCAGTGTCATATGGTCTTTGTTGTAACCTGCCTCATACTTGTAAGATAGATTGTGTTTTTGCACTCTCTCAGATGGAGTGATATCGTGTTCGTTCTCTATGGTGACCTCATCAAATGGCATATCTAGAAACATGTTGATAAGTGCTGAACAACCACGGTCATTGATTATTCTAGGTTTTATGTAAATGAAGTTCGGTTCGTTCCGTTCTCTGTATCGAGAATGTGAAGGATCCAATTCTGAGTCTCCTATAAAATACTCATTTGCATCACCGTCTCTAGCGTAATCATTACCTACACCATCAAGAATACCTTCTTCATTCTTCTCTATATTCGTATCTTCCATGTTGACAGGATTGCCTATTTTGAATTTTGGGGTCATAATTAATTCCTTTGTGGGTGGTAGAATATCACTTGGGTAAATCTCCACTTGTCTTTGTATTTATTGTAGTCATTTATATATGCACCATGCATACGATTGCCTGGAAATATAACACATCTGTTAAACTTGTGTGGTATGATTCGTTCTATATCAAATCTGTCTTCAACAGGATACAGTAAACTCATGTTCTCATCATTAGTAATCCATTCTCCGTCATATACGGCAGTACCACCATCTTCTTCTTTATCTAAGTATACTAACATGTTGAGTGTTGAACAATTGTCTGGCGTGTCTAATGCACTATCGATATGTGGGTAATGTTGCATCTTAGGGTCATCTACTGTAATCGTTTGAAAACAATTAAACTCATATAGACCTGACCAATTGTATTCGCCCTTCCACCAATATCGTCTGCATACATCTAGTAGTCTCTCATTCTCATTATTGTATATTCTCGTAGGGTGCCCAACCTTATCTACTATCCTACAGTCGAGATAATCTATGCCATTGCGTGTATTAGATTCGGGGTTGTATTTCCACATTGGGTATTGTCTGTTCGTGATATGTTCATATAAGTCTTCTGCGTTTTCATAGAAATCATCTATAGTCAAACAGAAACCATCAAACTCTGCATTGTCAAATGACGACCTCATCTTATAGAGTTCATCTAGTATGACTACATTATCTTTGTTCATCTAAAACCCCATAATCAAAGTTATCGCCATGATGATATGAACCCAAATCTTCTGAATGTTGTAAATTGAATGAAACACTTATGCGTTCATAGTTCAGCATATCTCGTGCCTTACCCCTTGGCACAGTATGTAATAGATACGAAGGCCACAACATAAAGTCACCAGTCTTAGGAAAGAATTCGAGGTCTGTCATTCCACCTGGCGTACCTGCACCTTCCATTTGTTCATTGTATTTCATTCTATCGTCATTGGCGCCATGACCAAATAAAGAACTCATATTCGGGTTAAAGAATTTAATTGGTTCTGAATCAAAATCAGTCTTCACATAGTATGTACCTGATAGTCTAGACTTGACATGATTGTGTGTTTCGTGTTGGTGTGGTTGATTATAGACATTCACCCATGCAAAGAAATGTATGTTGTGTCTGTTGAGGCCATCAGTTGGAAATAACCACATCTCTCTGAGAAATGCGATATACGAATCCTTCATCTGATTGGCAAATGAGTTAAACCACGGTTGATTGTGTGTCTCTTCTCTTAAGTCATTATCGAAATATGTTGTATACTCCATTGTTGGGTTGCCATTAGGCACCTTTGCAACAATCTCTTTACAGTGTTTTGCAACTTCTTTATGATTTAAGTTGACTTTGCCTTGAAACATAGGCGTTGGGAACATCTGATGATATTCACCTCGGCAAGGCGCATATGTATTTTTTGGTGTATCAATTTTGACTGGTTTCATTCTTATTCATAATATATAGTGTGACGGAAACAATGAATACTGTAATACCAACTATCATGTTTCTGTCAAGTTTCAGTCCTTGAACGATACAACTATCTCACATTGAACTGTATCATTACAAAACTTTTTAACGAATTCAGAAGCAGATAGTAAATCTTCTCTGCTTCTGACTTCTATTCTGATAATCGAACTATTCTGTTCAGTTCGAATCTCATTTGAGCTCTCATTACGATTTCTGAACTGTCGGAAGGAGCTTATTCTTTTGGGTTTTCTTCTTCATCTTGTAAAGCGTCAGTCTGTTTGTCAGCAAATTCTGCACCTTCTTCAACAACACCAGCTGCTGTGTCAGAAACGAAGGCGACAGTATCAACTACATCTTCAGCAACTGCTGAAACGACTGTTGATGTGCCTTGAACTACGGCATCGACTGTGCCGGTAACGACTGTCTTTCCACCTTCCCATACGGAGTTCATTGTTCCACATGCGGAAAGTAAGAGAAGTAAACTCAATATACTTAAGTTTTTCATAACTATTCTTCCTTTAATTAATTATTAATAATCTATCTAATAAAAACACTACGCAATCTGCCATAGTGTGTGGCACTCATTCATTTTAAATCGTGCCTACCCATTGTATTTATGTCTAAAATAGTTTCTGGAATCATAAAATTTTAATGTGGAGTAAGTATGTTGCCTGCTTGATGATGATAAAGTATATCATACACTATTTCTAATGAATGAAGTATTAACATAATCGACAATAACAATGCACATATCTTCAACCATCTAATCATATGTTTCATATTATAACTCTCTGTTGTTCATTTTTGAACATCATGGGATCCATGGTATCACAGGAAATGATGGTTGTCTAGTGAGTATTAATCTTTTTTATTTCTTGGAAATAAACCAACACTCGGTCTTTTTGAATCATCGTCAGAATTGGAAACACCAACACCCTTCTCTTCGGTGCCATCAGGATTCTTAATAGTGACATTTCTATAATACACTATTACTTCACCCATTTGTTTGATGTATCGTTTGAGTTCTTGCATATCTTCTGCCATGACTTTGTAGTCACCAACAGTAGTTGCAACAAACAACACCTCACCATTGTTCTGTTCTTTCATCTCGTCTAAAAATCTATCGAGATATGTGTAACCTTCTGGCCAATCTGGATTCTCTGTATCCTCTTTTGCACATGCCTTAGGTCTTTTCAACATTTCTGTGCCATCTTCTTTGAATTTTTTCGGGTCGTGTGATATTGTCGCCCTACATGGATTGGTGATAGTCGCCTCTGATACAACATACCATTTCGGTGCAGTCAAATTAACAGGTCTTGGTAAATCGGGTTGCATGATATCTATCTCTATTGGTTTAGAGACTATCTTTACATCTCTTGCTGGTATTAGTGAACAACCACTAATCAGTGTCACTAGGCACAGTAAGCTTATAAAGTTCTTCTGTATCATCTTCTAGTCCCTCCATCACTGCATCACTGGCAGCTCTGAATCTAATCTCGATAAGACCAGGTTTCTTGAGTGCAAGTAAATCTAAATTGTGTCTTGAAAATATTGCAAGGTATTCTGCCTTCTCTGCCTCGATTTCTGCGTTCTTTCGAGACATGTTCTGTAATGCCTGTCCTTGTTTTTCGTATGACTCTTTCATGGCGGTCATCGCCTCTTGTTGCTCTTGTATGGCACTTTCTAGTTTGATATTATTTGCGGTTAATGTTTCGTTCTGACTGAACAGATACCAACACATAAAACCTAATACTGCTACTATGCCAATTAATGCTTGTTGCATAAAATTCTCCTATAATACGATTACAAGTAAACCAATTAAAACAAATAACGGAATCAGTATATCCTCAGGTTCAGGAATCCTCGGATTCATATTCGTAGTCCTCTATAATAAAATTTAATCCACCAGCTGAACGATATTCAACTAGGTTACCATCATCATCTCTAAACTTGAGATGTTTCTCTTTTTGTATCAAAATCTTCTTTGCGATATAAGTTCTATCGTCACCATCACCATATTCATTATTGAAAGAGACTGTCACTCTATATCGTTTAAATATCCAATATCTTATAGTCTTGTATAACCACAAGACCCATTTCTTAATGAATTTATAGATACTTTTAACCCAAGGTTTAATTCTTGTTCTCATATATTAGTATTTATACAGAATTTCTAAGTGACTTCAAAGCTTTAATAGTTTCTGATGCAGAAGTGTGAACAATACCAATTCCACCTGCATCTTCCCAGGCCTCGATGTTTTTTGGCCTATCGTCTATTAAAACAGAACCCTCGTAGGCGTATCCCGCCTTTTGCGTACCAGTGAATGTGCAATTCACCACTACATTAGGGTCCACATATCTCTTAATCCATTCGTTTTTGTCATATACTACCAACTCTCTGTTGACATTGCCGGCGGCAGTTAATATCTCCCACGGTGTTTCGCAATGTCTAACATATGCCAGTAAGTCATACATATCTACCATTGGTGGTAAATTTGCAAATAATCTTTTGCCTGTTAATTCTTCTTTTCTGTTATCGTATGTGGTACGACCTGCACCATCATTTGTAAGAGGTTCACCCAAATACTCAGGCATTTCTACGCCTCTTAGGAAATCGGCAAGGACGCCGTCCATGTCAATAAAGATTCGCTTTACTCCACCTTTCATCATATGTCCATTATCCCATTTTTGTGGGGTCATTGTCAAGTGTATTCTCCAATAAATATGCCTCTTTTTCGTCTATTGGCTGGCCGTTTAAAACCTGTCTGGCGTGTACCATTTCATGTGCCAATGTGACATATCTGTCGTTGTCAAGTTTCACATATACTGAAATGTATATGTCGTTATCTAGGTGACTAGGGTGTTCTATGAATCCTTGTTGTGTAAAGGATGGTGGTAATCGTTTGACTACTATTCGAGCATTTCTATCGTCTATGCCCAATGTCTTTGAGTATTCGACTGCCCTTTCTAAGAGTAATGTGTTTTTACAATAAATCTCCATCTTCTAGTTCTTCATTATATGTCTCTAATTGTTCACTACTACAAAATGGGCAGTATTTGGGTCTAAAATGGTCGGCAGAATATTCTATGTCTATTATCTGGTCATCTGAGATTGTTAATGTCATGTCTTGGTCGCAATCTTCACAAAATATATGATTCTTAATCGCCATCGTTCTCTTCTCCTGTGTCTAATTCTCTTTCGCCAATAACCTCTTTCCAGAAGTTATCGAATGATTTTGGTTTACCATCAATCGTTGCATATGGCAGTTCTCTCAAGACTTCGAAATCATCTTGATATTGTATATATACTCTCTTTTCATGTACTACATGGTCAACGGTATTGAGTATATGTTTGTATCTGTCGCACAAGGCATCATGTTTGTGTACTGGTGGTAAAAATAGATGTATCTTCATTCTGTCACCCCACATCGTATTCTATGCCAGTGTAGTAATTTGTCGTAACCTCCAATGTGTACGCCATCTACTGTAATTTGTGGAAATGTTCTTGCCTGTGGAAACATCTCAAACAGTTCTTCTCTTGTGAATTCAACATCTAACTGATTGTAGGTGTATTCATAATCATTCTGTTCACATAATGCCTTCGCTCTGTCACAATAGGGGCATTGTGGTTTCCCATATATCTCAATCACTCTATCTCTCCATATCCATTTCTCGCCTCTTTGACAACTTTCTTATCGACTCTCATGTCGATTCTAAAGAAAGCCCATGTTAAGAAGGAACCAAATAGAAACCAGGCTATCAGGATTCCCATGAAAACATCATGCATGTTCATCGTCCTTGACCTCTGTATGCTTTGTGTGATTTCTTTTTGTTTTTATTCATCGTAGACATGGAAATCTTGACTCTTCTGCCTCTGCCACCTTGACCGATGGAAGAACTCTTTTTAGAGGTTTCATGTCTGAATAGTGTACTCGCTCTTTTCATAATATATTATATAGTTATAGTTTAATTGCCAATAATGTAAATATTGCCAACATGATAAAATTTGCCATTAACATAAGAATACCTAATATGGTGTGATACCATATCCATCTAGTTTTGTATGCGTTCTCAATTGTTAATTCATCTGGATCGGCGTCAGGTTGATATGTTGGTTCATCTGTTATATCACCCATGCCATGTAGTTTCTCTTCTACCTCTTGAACTCTTCGAACTAGTTCGTCTTCTTCTCTACTACCCCAAAGGATTTGGTACCATTTCTTCATCATAATTTAAAGTCCTCAAATGTATCATCACTGACATCTTGTTTAATACCACCAATGACATAAGACTCAATCTCTGTCTCTTGTGGTGCGTTCTGTAAACCCCTACTATTCAACCAGTGTCTAGTCCAAGGTAATGGGTTATTTGCAGAAGAGATATCATATATCGGGCCCAACCCAATCATACGCAGTCTCTTGTTTGCGATATATTCTACATATTTGTTTAATAATGGCACTGATAACCCAATCATACTGCCATCTTTGAATAGAAATTCTGACCAGTCTTTCTCTGTATTGACTGCCTCTTGATACATCTCATATACTTCATCTTCACAATCTTTCATGACTTTTAACATCATCTTGTCTTTCTCTTGATTCTTATAACACTTCAATATGTGTTGTGTGATTGCAAGATGTTGTGCCTCATCTCTGGCGATAAATCCTATAATCTTTGCACTGCCTTCCATCAATTTCAATTCTCCAAATGCGAAACTACAGGCAAATGACACAAAAAATCGTAGACCCTCCAGTATGTTGACACTAATCAATGCGAGATATAATGCCTTATATAACTCATAATCATCTACTTTCAGTCCCAATAGTTTTCTACGACCCAATGTAATAAAGTGGTCATATTGTTCAGTCACCGTCTTTGCTCTCTTGATAATTGCATCTTCATTTAAGATGGTGTCGAAAACATCACTAGGGTCTGAGTATACATTCTTTATAATATGTGTATAACTTCTAGAGTGAATACTCTCCATGAAATCCCATGTAATGATGCAAGACTCAAGTTCAGGCAAAGTGACAAACGGTAAGAATGCTATGGATGGCGCTCTACCTTGAACTGAGTCAAGCAAAGTTTGATACCTCAGATTTGAGGTGAATATGTGTTTCTGTGCATCATTTAAAGTTTGATAGTCATTTCTATCTTTCTGTAATGATACTTCTTCTGGCCGCCAGAAGAATCCTAATTGTTTCTGTGTGAGTTTATCAAATATGGGATATTTGAACTCATCGAATCTTTGTGTATTTAATGGTTCACCAAAGAATATCTTATTCTTTTTGAAGTCTACATTTTTCTTATTAAATACTGTCATTACTTCTCCTGAATTCTATAATGCGAACACTACTATTTGGAAATGTTTCTGGCGAGTTGTAAATCTCTTGTATACTTTCATCATTAAACCACACATCCATCGCCATACTGATTCGTGGTTCTCTGAATAATTGAGAAGGAACTGCGTGTTCTAGTTCGTGTGAACATATGTGAATTTCTCCAATTTCATTTGGTGTATAACCAATATCTTCATATCGTGTTCCGGTGGTCAGGTTACCTGAGAGAAATACATTACAAGCATATGAAGGAGAATCATCTGGTTCACCATGTGCGTGTTGTTCTATTCTTTCCTCTTGTCTTAAAATATTCATCCAACATTGTATACCAAGAACTGTAGCATTTTGAAAATCTGGCAATTCAAACAGTCTTTGTGGTATATTTAACGCTTGAAGTGTCGGATGAGATAACCAATTATAGACCAGATGTTGTCCTGTAAGTCCTTTCCATGAATCTGGATGTTTGTATGGGTTATCAATTGCCATGATTCTAGGTTCTTCTGACATAACAAATGATGATAATTGTTCACATTCTGTAGGAGAAAGAAACTCTTTATAATAAGTATGATGTTTCATTGTGGTATTATTCCATAATCATAGAAATTGTTCAAGTAATACTCTTTAAAGTCTTCATCTTTCATGTGTTCTTGTATTTGGTCATATGATACTTGACCTGAACGAATACATTGTGCGAGTTCGTGATATTCTTTACCGCCTTCTTCGGTTGATACTTCTCTTAGAAATTTGCAAAATTCAGTTCTCATTTTCTTCTCTTCTTAACTAATTCAAAGTGTTCGTAGTCATTTACCATAGAACCATAATCACTCTTATAATATGTATCATTAAAATCTGTAAACTTTCTCATCTTATCAGTATCGGGCTGTTCATCATCTCCTCTTGTTTCCCAACGATTAGTTCTTCCATCTAAATCTAATGCATAGGCGGCAGGTGCGGTGTGTAAATCATGATTTTGACCTGAGTGAAATCCCTCTATGCCTTCCATTCTAGAATCTGCATTAAAGAAATGAACAAACAAGTGATATGAGTAATCACCCAATAAGTAGTCTCTCCAATGTGGCATGTTTGGACCTTGATATAATAATATATCACCAGGTTCTAAAGAAACTGACTTGAGCCCATTTCTCAATCTCTCTCGTTGAGTCAAGTCTTGCGTTTCTTTCTTAACTGTCTCTGCATCTATGCCAGCATAGTTCTTATCATTTCTCAACCATATCTTCCATGGCGTGTTATCATCAGTATGATAATCTAGACAAAGTGTTGCACTTATCTCACATGATGGTCTATCAGTGTGTGAACCCAAATATGCACCTCTCTCATACTTTCTAGTATACGAGTATGTCTCTCGCAAATCCATGTCGATATAATCTTTTAACTTGTTGTGAATATATCCATGTAATGCAATGCCCCATGGTGTGCAATAACCACCCAATGATTTGCCTATTGACTCTTCGGGATTCTTATATGTGATATCTTTATTTTCTCGATGCATGTATGCACCAACATCTTCAGCAGAACGCCACATATCCATGACCACCTCTATTATATCTTGTGGCAGGAAATCTCGTAGAACGACATATCTATCGAACATGAGTTCCCATGTCAATGGGTTAGTTTTTCCAGGCACAAGAGATGTATTTGACGACATCGAACTCAAATTTCTAGGTTTATCGATGTCTAAATTTGATTTTATTCTATAATCTACAGTTTTATCTTTAAATGGCACAGGCATCACAATCTTCCTCACTATCGGAATCAAAAGGGTCACTAGGTAGTGGCTCTTCTATAACATCTTCTACTTTACCATCCATTGTGTTTTGGTAATAAGATGTCTTCCATCCATACTTATATGTATTCAACAAGTCTCTTGCCATGATAGAGACTGGAACTTCATTATTATCATAATTCTCGGGATTATATGACCAGTTACCACTTATCCCTTGGTCAAAGAACTTTTGCATTACTGCAACTATATTGATATAACCTGTGTTATCTTCCATATCCCACAATAAAGTGTATGCAGATTTAAGATGTGAGTATTGAGGAACTATCTGTTTGAGTGTTCCCTTCTTACTTTTCTTAACTGATAGATAATCTCTAGGTGGTTCAATGCCATTAGTTGCGTTAGATGTGACACTTGACGATTCACTTGGCATTTGTGCGGTCAATGTAGAGTGTCTCAACCCATGTGTTAATATCTCTTCTCTTAGTTTCTCCCAATCCATCTTATATTCGGGTTTTACTATATCATCTACATCTTTCTTGTATGTGTCTATGGGTAATATGCCTTGTGCATACTTGGTTCTATCAAAATAGTCACATTTACCCTTTTCCTGCGCTAATGTCGTAGATGATTTGAGTAGATAGTATTGGAATTTCTCGGACAACTCGTGGACGAGTCTCCAGGCGCTCTCATCACCATATTTGACACGGTTTTTTGCTAAATAGTGTGCCAGTCCAATGTATCCTATGCCTAAACTTCGTCTTGCGAGTGTTGACATTTCGGCGGCTGCCACTGGATATTCTTGATAATCTATTAACTCGTCTAGACCTCTGACTGCAATGTCACATATCTCTTCTAATTCTGAATCTTTGATAACACCAACATTGATTGCACTTAATATACATAAGGCAATCTCCCCACCATGGTCATCGATATGTTGTATGGGTTCTGTTGGTAATGTTATCTCTTGACAAAGATTACTCATATTAATCTTGTCTGTAAATGAACTATGACTATTACAATGGTCAATGTTCATGATGTAGATACGACCAGTCTCCGCTCGTTCTTTCAATAAATCTGTTATTAGTTCTCTTGCACTAATCTTTCTTTTAGGGATTGAGTATGCATTTTCATACTTCTCATACATATCATCAAACTCTGGCGTGCCAAATGCATCATATAAACCTGGCACATCATGAGGTGAGAATAATGTTATTTCTCCATTTTGAAGAAATCTCTTATAAAACAACTCTGATAGTTGTATAGAGTAATCTAACTTTCTTACTCTGTTGTCTTCTGTTCCCTTATTGTTCTTTAATACAATAATGTCTTCAATCTCTTGGTGCCAAATAGGGAAATGAACTGTTGCACTTCCGCCTCTGACTCCATTCTGAGTGCAACATCTAACTGTTGACTCAAATTTCTTAAGAAATGGTATAACACCTGTGTGTTGTACTTCACCACCTCTTATTCTTGAACCCAATCCTCTGACTCTTCCTGCGTTGATGCCAATGCCTGCTCTTTGGGCGACATATCTACCAATCGCCATGTCACTAGAGAATAATGAATCTAAAGTATCATCACTGTCTACTAGGACACATGATGCAAATTGTTTCATCGGCGTTCTTACACCTGCCATTATAGGCGTGGGTATGTTTATTTTAAATGTCGATGATGCATCATAATATTTCTTGATATACCATAATCTATCTTTTTCGCCATGACCATTGTAATTTTGAAACAGTGTCATTGCAATTAACATATACATGTATTGCGGTGTTTCAAACAAAGTGTTAGATGACCTGTCTTGTATAAGATACTTATCTACTACTTGTTGTAAACCTGCATAGGTGAAATCTAAATCTCTACCATGCTTTAGATATGAGTTGAGTTTAATTAACTCCTCGTCTGAGTATTTAGAAATTAAGTCATTTGAATAAAGACCCTTCTTTATATTTCTCTTTATCAATTCCTTTAATGGCGGATATATTTTGTCTAACGAGTCGTCTTTAGATTTATCCTTCCACTTTGTATTGAAGACTTGTTTCTGTATTGCGAACAACAATAGTCTGGCCGCTACAAATTGATAATTTGGGTTATCTAGTGAGATTAAGTCACTTGCAGACTTGATTAGAATCTTCTGTATTTCTTTAGTTGTGATGCCATCATAAAATTGTAGACCACTGTTCATCTCTACTAGTGACTCTGAAACACCTGCAATATGTCTACAGGCTTTCTCTACCATTATATGTATCTTATCTAAATCTATTGAAACTTTTGAACCGTCTGACTTAATGACCTTGACTTCTGAATTCATATTTTTTTGTACTCCATCAATTGTAATTTTGCTGAGAGACCATAAACTGTATTACTATTGATGATGTCTACGACTTCACTCTCACTCAAACCACCCATAATCATTTCATTAATATCTTTATACTCTGTTATTCTTTTATCATTCCAAATACAAACACGATAGCCGAGGTCGATGACCTCTTCCATCTTCTTTATAATTTGTTTGTTTCGTGGTTCATTATCATAAACGAGTATTGCGTTGTCCTTTATATCTTCTGGTATCTTTTTAAAATCGCTACCCGCTACTGCGATACCGTTGGGTAGGAATAGACTATCTATGGGTCCCTCTGTGACATAAATTGTCTTCGTTCTGTCCACTGAATTCAAATTGAAGATGAGTGGAACATCATCTTGAAATCTCATTGTTAAGTATCTAAGTGGTGAATTATTAATTGCACGACCAGACACCCCAACTAATTTCCCATTCTCATCGTAGAATGGCAATACGATTCTAGGGTCATTGCCTAGAACTCTATCTGTATACTTATTAGACAAAAGATGTAGTGTTTGTGCATGAGGCACGAACCAGATATCTTTCATTGCATACTCAGGCACCTTTCTATCAAGAAGATATTTGCGTGCCTCGGCCTTTTCAGATGCCAAAAAGGCGATTGCCTTTAAACTGCTATCTCTGTTCTTAGACTCACTTTTATTTAGAATATCCGCTCGTGGGGTGAACTTAAATTTGTCAGCTGGAGGCATTTTTCTTTTAGGTTTATGCCCTTTTTCTGACAAAAATTCTTTGAGATATTCTCTGTGAATTGTGGGAAAATTTTCTTTTAGAAAATTGACACTCGATGTTGTTTTTCCACAATTATGACACTTGTAAATGAACGATTGGTCCTTTACAAAATGATATCCTCTAGACTTGTAGATATTCTTTTGTGAGTCACCACAATAAGGACATCTGTGATTTAATGTGTTTTCATTAACCCATTTTGAGCGGTCTAGGTTCGCCATAACCATAGACAAATATTTTCGTTCTAACCATAGCATTAACATCCATTATACAGTAAAATGTGTTAAAATACTAGTTGGTTTTTCGTAAAGACTTGGGTACTTGTAGTATATATCTTTGTTCTACGACTTTGGGTTTATCGTCTTTTTTCTTGCGAACAATCAGGCCAGTAGAGGTAATCAATAATAACACCGCTAAGGGGTCGAATACAAAGATGAGCGCAAAAATCACCCACCTAACAGCGTTGTCAAGGTACTTGACACTCTCTTCCTGGCCATATATCACTTCTGCGACATACTTGATTGGGCCAATCTCCGCCTCGAATCCTAATATTTCTTGTTCAAATACAAATCTTTCATCCTTGAGTATCTTTATATCATCATAGATAACATCAATCTCTGTGTTGTATTCTTCTGTCTTAACTATAATCTCATCAACATCACCTGTAGACAACTCTTGTAATCTACTTATCTCTGTGTTTGCACCGTCTATGGTGTCTTGGGCTTGTTCTCTATATCTGTCTATATTCGACTGTTGTTCTTTGATATCATCTCTAATCTGTTGTCTCTGTTCTGATTGAGATGCAAATAAGTCATTCGCCTGTTGAACATAATCTATTACTTGAGTCTCTTCATTAAAGACACCTTCTGATACAGTAATAGTCTCAATACCCCTATTCCTTAAGTCATTAACAGATTTATCTAATGCAGTTAGTTCGGCCCTTAGACTGGTTATCTGTCCTTGTGCGTAGTCTATGTCGCCTTGAACTCTGTCCCATGCACCATCTCTTATCTCTATTTGTGCATCAACAGACCGTGTCACATCTACACCACTATTACTTAAAGCAACTATTCTCTCTTCTATTGTCTGTATCTGATTCTCTTCTCTTTGGATTTGAGAGTTTATTCTATTAACTTCTGATTGTGCCACACCTGTTGCATATGATGTATCTGAACTTGCCTTGGCTAGATACCCAAATATCCCTAATGAAGTAATCAACATCAATACAAATACTGACAATGCCAGATAGTATTTCATATAATTGAGTTTTTCCCAAAATATATGTAGATAGGCTGCCGTGACTATCTTACCAAACTCTAATACAGATGTCATAATAATGACACCCAAAGCCGCACCTGCAAATATCGTTGCAAGTCCTATGACTGAAAAGTAAGCGGCGATACCTGCAATTGCGAGCGAGGTACCTAGGGCTAGGTAGTTATAAAATCTTTCCATAATTTATTAGTAATCGTATCTTTTAAGAATTCGTTTATAGATATTTTTACTATCTTTCTCATTCTTTTTCTGATACTTATTTCTTTTTACTAGAGGCGTGTCTGTTGATACGGCACTGCCTGTAGAATTCACTGGTGCATCTTCTTCTATAGTTTCTTTAAAATATTTTGATACTTCATCTGCAAGTTTTATACCTGCCTTGTAGTCACTTGGGTAATGTAGTCCTGCTTGAACTCTACCCCATGCACATATGTCTGCCATATCTCTTAGATTACCCTCGTGTTCTGGATATTTCTTTGCATAGAAATTTGCGACAACATATGATTGTAGTGCGTGACTGGAAGGATATGATGGTGTATTTGCAGTTCCTGTTTTGAACTTGTTTAACTCCATGTTATATTCTTCTGCGAGTTGATATGGTCTAGGACGATTATACATGTTCTTGTAATGTCTGCCTATAGGTTTACATTGACTCTTAATGTAGTCAACTTCCTCTTCATCAAACTCTAAGTCTGAATCTTCCATATATTCTTTTATGTAATAGTTGGCGTCTTCATCACAATTGATGTATTGTTTTATCGCTTCGTCACTTGCATTATTTGACTCATCTATTACTTGTGTTAATTCTTTCTTTGTTTGACCTGAACTATTTTCTGATGGTGGGTCTAACTTGATACTGTCCCAACCTTCTTCAAAGATATCTATCTCTTCATATTTCGGTTGTTTTAATTCATCTTTGGGTGCAAAGACTACTGAATTTATATTTACAACTGACTCGATGGCCATCTTCTTTCCTCTTTTGAAGAGTTTGATACCAAACTTCTTCGCCAGTGCTTGTTTCTGTTTGAAATTAGATTTCTTCAAGATTTCCATTATCTTGTCAGCAATATATTCGTCTGCTTGTGTTGGAGTTTGAAGAACTAAAACTGACTCAACTAAACTTCTATCAAATTCTTCTTCACTCATTCTAGGTTTCTTAGTTGAATGTTTGCCTTTACCCCACATCGTATCTTTAACATCTTTCATGGTCGGTGTGGATTTCTTATCTAATCCTAGTTTTTTATCAGCTTTTTTCGCAACATCACCAATGGTGTCACCCATTTGATTTGCGTAATCTACCATCTTTTTCTTAATTTCTTTACCCTTTTCAGTTTCACCTGCACTCTTAAGTCCTGAATATGTTAGTGCCATTGCAAGTCCTACTGGACCACCCATCCAAATGGGTAAACCACCTGTAGCCATACCTGCACTTAATAACCCTATGCCTTTAATGCCATCAGGTGTGGCGATAAGGTCTGCAAAACCAGCGTTACCAGCAAAGGCGGCTGGGATTATAGTGAGGTCAAAATCAGACTCTATATCACCTGAGAATGACATTCTCAACCACTGACCTATTGCAAGTCCTGATACTGCAACAGCACTCATAGTTGCGAGTGCCTTGTTTTTACTCATGAACTCATCTGTTTTAATAAGACCCTTCTCTAATTGTTGGAAGGCTTTCGTGTCATGAATGGCAGCACCACCAAGTGTAAGAGTTTTGCCTACAGTTCTGAGTGTTCCCATTACAACTTTTGATGATGCAGATATAGAACCACCAATTGCCTTAACTGTGTTATAGACTGACGGTTCTTTAAATGCAGTTGCAATAGTTTCTAAGTCTGCACCAACGGCATCTCTAACACCCTTAACATGTGATTTTAAATCTGCAACTGTGTCTGGTAATGCACCACCAACTGTATTATCTTTTTTGGGTTCTTCTGGTTTGTCTTTTGATTTGGGTTCGGGTTTGTCTTGTTTCTTTGGGGTATCCTTTGAAGTAGGTTTTGAGTCGTCACCCTTCTTCATCTTTGCGAGTTGTTTCTTTAACTGTTTTGTCTTCTCTGAATCTGGATGTGCCTTGATATATTCTTTTTGTTTCTCAGGCGACATGTCGAAGAACCATGCATCTTTCTCTTTTGCATCTTCTAATAGAATCTCTTCGCACACCAAATCTATGGTGTCACAATACTTCCTATAATCTTCGTCTATATGATATAATACTTCGTTAATATACATCTTCTGCCGTGAATAGGATTTTATCGTCTCCTATTCTTCCTTCGTATATGAGAACACCATAACCAATACTGTTATTAACTACATTGGTGACAATGGATTTCTCTTCGTAAACTTTAATCTCTCCGTTCTCATCGAAGTTTTGTTCAAGTCTTCTTCTCAGTCTATAGATATCCTGATGCATAAGTCTTCCAACTTCTACACCTTCTGTTATCATATCTGCATGAAAGATATCTTCTTCTTTTAGATGTCTATAGAATTTCTCAAACAGTTCGTCTGCTTGGTCTGAATCTAGTTTAGTTTCTTCTTTTAATAATGCAAGTGCAACGGCATATGATGCAAATGCAGTCTTACCAAATGGCACCATTCTAATTAGTTTCTTAAGATTGAAAACCAATCTATGTAATGGTGTAAGTGAGTTTTTCTCTTCTCTGGTCTTTGGTTCATTGGGCAAGAGTTGATTCTTGTTGTTCGGGTCAGGCAGAAACTTAATTCTCTTTCCCTTAGAATCAATGAAACCAAACTTATATGCAGGAGTTTTTTTGAAGTCTGTTGTCAACATCTTCAAAATCCTGAACACAATTAAACTGTCTATTACTCTTCCGACCATATATCTATTTATGTTTTTAAAACGCCTGGAGCTGGTGGTCAGATTCGAACTGACGACCTGAGGTTTACAAAACCCCTGCTCTGGCCAACTGAGCTACACCAGCTTATAGGTCTCTCAATCTTTGTGCAAGTTTCTCATCTATCGGGTAATCTATTAACCAACCCTCTTCAATGAGTCCGAGATATAACAACATAGTCTTAATGGATGACCAATGTTCTTCATCTTTTATCTTAAATTCTAACATTCTCATACAAGGTTCATATCCAAATACATTGAATAGACATATGATATGATTTAACATGAGTCTTTCACGCATCTCACCATTCTCATGATAACGATGTAGTAATCGTTTTAAATAGCGAAATCTACGCAGGTCTTCATTAAAGTCTTCAATGTCTTCACATTGAGGATCATCATAATGCTTCTGTGCGTATGCATTAAAGTTTTTTGCTGTGATTTTGTCAAAAAGACCCATAATATAATGTTGATGTAGTTAAGTCCACTAAGATATTTAGTAGACTATAACTAAAGAGATTTAGACTAAAGAACCGTAAACTTTGAACGAACCTGTGTCAAGTTGTTCGTATTTAACTTTTAAAGATACTACTTTTTCTTCTTTGTCTAACTGGTCGATAGGTGTGTCTACTGATTTACCAATAGTTTCTCCCAACCAAGAGAATTGTAAGTCTAGTTCACCTGAACCAGTTATCTCTTCTTGTTGGACTTCACCATGACCTTCTACTGACCTCATCTTCATGAGACCAAGTTGTGATAACTTAGATTCCATCTGAGCGATAGCAGCGTGAGGATTTAAAAACTCACTTACTGCAACATGTCCTAAGATTGCGTTGACTCTTGCCTTAACTTCGGCGTCTTCTATATCATAAGGGATATGAGAAGAACTGAGGCCTGCGCCACTGAATCCATCTAGTGAATGGTCTTCGTTTATGTATTCTAAAAATGTTTTCATTGTTTTTCCTATGATGTTTGTGCAACACCAACACCCTTAACTTCGGCGTTAGCGGCAAATATTTCATCAGAGGCACCTTTATCAACAACTTCTGTTGCAGATGCCTTTAATGTAAATGTTCCAATAAGGACATTTCCACTGGTTTCGACTGATATTAATCTATCAGTCGTGCCAGTGTTTACAAGTCTTACAGCAGTTGAACTGCCAAAATTAGAGCCATTGGTTGTGCTTGTACCACAAGCAGCTTCTGTGCCTAATACTTTTATCTTCATAACTATCTACCTATTACTTATGCAACAACTGTAATTGTTCCAGCGAGTGTTCCGATTCCAGCAGAAGAAGTAATGGTTGCGTTTCCACCACCAACTGTATCTACTATTGTTGAACCACCTGCGTGGGCTACAGCATTTGCACCAAAACTTAATACATCATTTGCATTAGTAGCAGCGTTGTTAGCTCCTATTGCCAATGAGAAAGTTAGTTGGTTAGTTCCTGTTCCTGAAGCGTATACTAATACATGTGGGCCTCTACCTGAACCACTACCTTCGTTACCATTGGTAACTGATAAAGTAGGACTTCCAGATACAGTCACTTTTTCGTTATAACTTACAGTTGCAGAAAGTGTAAATCCAGCAGATTTATCTGCGGCTGTTGTTACCCAATCTATCGCTGTAATGTCAGCTTGTCCAATTCCTGTTGCCAGACCTTGAGCTGAGACTAAAAGTTCCTCTAGAGTTCTAGACCCTACAGTTCTTCTTAGTACCCATCCAGCGGCCGTTGCAAATGTATTAGATTTATCTGTTGCTGATAACCACTTAGGTTTTGCTTCATCAGCGTCTGATACTCCCCATAATGCCATTTTGTTTTCCTCTCTTTTTAACTTGCAACTTTCAATATAGCTTTAAAGACTTTATTGAAAGAATTTTTATCTTTTTGTAATAATTGTAAGTATTTAGTTCGTTGCGGTGCTCTAACCGACATTAAAGCGTCATGAACTTTTACTGCATCGTCTCTCTTCACCTTGATTTTCTTCATATCGTCTGTTCTGACTTCACCATCTTTAGTGATATCTTTAAACTTACGAAGTTGCATCAACATGTTTGCATCAGGTCTGTTTTGCACACCTTTTGCCTTCGAGTTTAATGCATCTAAGGCTCTTTGAAGAACTTCATCTTCTTGCGCCTCAGAATACTTGCCCTTGGCCATAATAGCTATTTTATCTAGTTTGGCCTTTAAGTCTTTCTCGTTCTTTGACTGTGCCACAGCACGAGCGACTTTCTTATTGCCTGCATCTGACATCATTCCAAAGTCAGCAATCTTTTCCATTACTTGTTTTACTTTGGCTGTCTCTGCTTTGACATACCCTAGTTTCTTCAATTTTTCTTTGAAGACTCTGAATCTTGCATCTGTAGTGAGTAGTTTCTCTACTCTTTCTCTTGTTGACTTTCTTAGTGAGTGTTTTGCTACTCGTCTTGCACCTTTTGACCCTGCTCTCTTACTCTGTTTTGCAGCCTTAGCACCATAACCGCCTGTGGTTCTACCCCAAGTACCTGCTTTCTTTCTGCCAGTTGCTTTATCTACAGAAATTTCTGATAACTTATTCATTAAAATGCTTTGTATATTTCTTTATGATTACTGAAAACTCTCTTTGATTTCTTCATGAGTTCTTGATACATACCTTTTCTAATTGCAACCATATCAGAAGACATAGAACCTTCTACTTTGTGCATTTGAGATAACAACTCTAACATTTTTACGACTTTCATCTCTTTCATTGCTTTTGCGAGAGTGATTAATGCTTTATTGTGGTCATTGTTATCAGTCATAGCAGCGATACTACCAATCGTTGCTGGGTCTAATTCTTTCTTCTCTTGTATTTGCATGTCTCGATATGTATCGAAGAAAGGTTTAACTTGTTCTTGTTGGTCCATCTCTCTTTCGTGTTTTGCTTTCAGTGCTTTCTTTTCTCTAGCCTGTTTGAGTGCAAGTTCTGCCTTTGCTTCTGAATCTTCTTTAATTGCATACTTCTGATTAATCTTATCGATTTCTTTCTTAACCCCTTTAAATGCAGGTGAACCATATGGTAAATCCATTGCCTTGTTGTAGAGTGTCAATAGTTGAACTCTTACTTTCTCAGGCATGTTCATGTTTATCTCTTCAAGTTCATAACCTAAGAGTTTTGCAGTCTCTTTAACAACATCATCTGTCATCCAACCTTTCATAGGTCCTTTTTTAACAGTCATCTTCTTCATTATAGATGATAGTTTCTCTTTACCCAATCCACTCATAAAGGCTTTCTTGTTTTTGTTATAGAGTTCTTTCTGTTTCTTGTAGTTTTTTGTGTCTACTTTTGCGTGGAACTTCTTAAGAATAGTTCTGTCTTTTGCACTAGCAGCCCATACATTTGGAAAGTCTTTACGAATGATTGAATCACCCAATTTGCCTTCTGTAATGTCTACAGATTCGGTGATGTTGTAGTCATAAATCTTCTGCAACTTAACTTTTAAGTATTTTTTGCCATCGACAGATTTAATAACTTTTGGTTTCGTCAATGCACTATGAAACTTTTTCAGGTTTTTTGGACTTCCCTCTACCTCAATGGTCATTTCTGCCATCATTTTGTATGGAAGTCCTTCATATTTCAACTTGAATTTTTTAGCAAGTGCTTCTGCAGCTGAAATATCGGGTTCACCATGTAATCGGTTATAAGGTATTCTATAATACAAAGCGGCCTTTGTCTTACTGCCTGTTGAATATTTTCCATCGAACCGACCTTGCATATCTTCAAACATTGCCCCAATATCTCCACCTGAGACATAATCTGGCAACATTTTATCTAACTGGTCAGCGGTGACTGTTTTCATTTTCTTAACTTTAGCAGCAAAACCTTTCATTGTCTTACTCTTCATCATCATCTTAGCAACTTCTGCACCACTTTTTGAATTCTTTGAATATGCTTCTGCAACTTCTTCGTTGGTTACTTTCTTCATGACTAGGGCATGAAATGCATCGTCAGCCTTTACTTGATTCTTGATTTTCTTTTTGATTGCCCTATGTTCTGGCCCACCATCCATTTTCTTATAAAGGGCATCGAACTTCTTCTTCCTTAAGGCAGTAAGATTTCTCCATGTGCCTTTACCACCTGTTGTATCTTTAGTGCCTACAAAAGGTTCGCCTCTTCTAATTGACTCATACATACTTTTGAGTCTAGTTTCTTTGTCTTTAGTTTGGTTTGCGATTAAATCTACTATTGGTTTGATGTTAGTTTTTGACTTACCATCAGGATCACCAAATCCAATTTGAAGTGGATCAGGAGAGTAATAAACATCTTTAGGTTTTATTGATTTGTATTCGGGTTTTCTTAGTTCTTTTTTGACGAGTGCAGACATTCTCTTCCACTCTTTTTCATCACTAAATCTGATTTCGATATCAGAAATATGTTTTACACTCTTGATGTGTTTGTCAAGTTCGCTTCTGCCTTCATCAACTAGATTTTTTTTTTCTGGTTCTACAGATTCTATGGGTATTTGTTTATACCCTTGTTTCATATACTTCTTAATATCTTTATGGCCTTTGGGTAAAGTGATTCTACCTACTGATCCAGATTTCTCTTTTTTCTGCAACATTACTGCGCCAGATTTTCTAAGTTGAGCGGCGTGTGATTTGGCCATTTTCTTTTGACCCCAAAACTGACCTTCTTCTAGTTCGCCTAAACCTTCTCTGAATGTTTCTTCGTTTGCATATTGTAATGCATTTTGAACTTCTTTTGAGTCTGCAACTTTCTTACCATAAAACTTTGTAATCTCTTTGTATGCAACACTCATTGCACCACCCATATCAAGTGCAACTTCTACTGCCTTTTTAATTTGAGCGTCTTTAACTTTGTTTCTACGGAAATAAGTAGATACTTCACGACCTGTTAGTTTCTGTTTACCATAAGGTCCTAATGCATTAACTTTACCGTCTTTGTCTAATACTTTTTTTGCTTCGTAGAATAAATTCATTGTTATACCTTAACTGCCTTGGCATCTTTGCCTTTTGGTTTCTTTATCTTGCCTTTGTTCTTAATCTTTTTCCACATTTTGTCAAAGAATCCTTCTTCAACTTCTGCGGAATCTCTTTCATCATCATCATACCCACTTACATATGAACCTGGTGCATGAGTGATTCTATAACCTGCCACTTTAAATCCCCAACCGCCTAACCAGTCAACTATTGGGTCTCTTGCATCGCCTTTGCCATCTTCAGCTTGAAAATACCATTCATCAGCAACACCATCATCACCAACTAAGTTTGCGAACTTCTTCCATGCTGTGTCTGCATCTTTTGGTTTTCTCATAGGGTGAGGTTTCTTCATTAAGTCATTAAGTTGAGTAATCTTTTTCATTGAATCTGGAACTGCCCATGTACCCTCTGTAATGTCTACAGATTCTTTCTTCATTGAACCACGATTTGCTTTTTTGGCTGCCCAATACTCTCTAATCCATGACTTAGCAGTTGCTAAACCCATACCCCATTCGTTGTCTAGTTCTTTTGCAGTATATCCCATTTGAATAGCGGCATAGATTTCACCCATTTTACCTTCTTCTAATTCAACACCCTCTTCAAGTGTCTTATCGAAACCATACTGTTCGTTGTAAGGATAACCTTGTAATGGATTGTCAAATATCATAGAGAAATGTGCTTTGACTTGTTCTTTCTTTTTCTTTTCGGCAATAGAAATAGCCTTATTTACATTCTTAAGATAAGATGTTTCTATTTCGCCTGGTGTATCAGCCTGGTATGATGCGAGTATATCGTCTGTACCTATTTCGTGAACACCATTGTCTGTCTTATTGCCAGCCATATTAGTCCTCTTGTTCTGGAAGATAATGTATCAGTAAATCTTCTAGATTTTCTTCACTGATACCCAATTTTTTTCTTTCTTTTGAAATCTCTTTATTGATTGCAGTTTTGTCAGCGTCTTTAGACATTCTCTGTTTCTTGAGAAGTAAGTCTGAATACTTTGCATATTTACCAGACTTTAGAAGTTTCTCATCTTCTTTGTCTTCACATTCGCAAGGTTCTTTACCACAAACATCACAAACTTCCTCTTTCTTAACAGATTCTTCTTGTGACTTAGAAATTGCCTTTCTTCTCTTGTGCAAATACTCATCTGAATCATCAGTATCGCCATCATTATCGATGTCTTTGTCTTTTCTGTCTTTAAACTTTTTCTTTGCGGCTTTACTGTCTACTTTATCTAGACCTTCACCATCGTCTGACTTATCATTAGATGCATCTTCAACGACTTCAACAGTTCCGCCTTCCAGAATTGTTTTCATATCGTCTATTAGTTTTTGAGATAATTCTTGTATACTCATTTGATTTCCCCTTTCTCGAAGTAATTAAACATCTTCTGTTTACCTTGTTCGTTGAGTCTTAGTGACTTGGCAAGTCTACCAAGCATATTGCGTTCAGTTAGTTTTTCGATGGATTTTTCTACTGACTGACTTTTTTCAGCGAGTTCTTTCTCTACTTGGTTGAGTTCTGTTTGTAATCTATCTCGTTTCTCTTCGAGTGATTCCAAAGTCTCCTCTTGGCTCTCTGCCTGTTCTTCAAATTCCTTCTTAAGCAACTCCTCGATTTCATCAATCTCGTGTTGTTCTCCAACGGTTTCTTCGGTTACAGTCGTCTCTGGTTTTGTAAACCCTCTGACCTCTTCTAGTTTATCTTTCCAAGTTTGTTTTTCCATGATATAGTTATTTATATGTTTAGATTTCTTATGATTATCAAAATTGTTTACTTCTTTGATGGTATTGCGTTCTTTGAAGATTTGGTTACAGGTTTCTTCTTACCTTTCATCATTTCTTTCTGTCTGACCACTTTTAACATTCTTTTAGCGAGTTTTGATATCTTTGCGGCCTTCTTATCGAGTATCTTTTCTAATGCTCTCTTCTGACCCATACCCAAATCAGCCTTACTTTTACCTTTCAGTATTCGTTTTGCAATCTTATTTCGTGCCTGTTTTCTGGCTCTCTTCATGAGTTTCTTCGGGTCTAAAATCTTTCTTTTCATCGCTTTCTTTCTAGCAAATGCAATCTTAGCACGATTCTTACGCATCGCTCTTCGTTTTTTCATACGAGTTTGAATAGAATCGACTTCATTAATGAGTTCGTTTTCTATTTCGTCTTCGAATAACTCTCTAAATGTTTTTAATTCGTTCATTCTATTTCCTCATGTTCGTCCACATGTTCATCAAATTCTTCTTGCAATTTCTTAACATCGTCTTGTAAATATTCGATGTTTAAATCTTGAACGGCATCATCAGGCAATGCACCCAGCTCACCTCTTGGCCATTTGATTCTGAATTCTTCATTCATTTCTACAGCATCCTGCATACGAATTACATCTAATTGTAATTGTGCTATTTGAGCTGTTAGTGTAAAATATATGCCAGCCATGGCCAATATCACTGTAAGTATACCAACGAGACTCTTTATGTCTATAGTTATTTGACTATCTTCTGTTATCGCTGTTTCTTTTTCCTTTGGCATTACTTCTTTCCCTTTCTACTTAAAAAGGCGGCGATGGCCATCTTCTGAATCTTCTTATCTGATTTACCTTTAAACTGAGGTGCATCTGACTTTCTGAAATCATCTACATAATCGCCTGCATCTGCATCTGGCCCCAATTCTTCTTTCTTTTGTTTCTTAAAACTTTTCCAAAAATCACTTCTAACCTTCTTAGATAATTTAGCTCTACCTTCCCAATCAGAAGTTTTAGTTTTCAATCTTGACTGACCAGTCCTATATTCTTTGAATGATTTCATACTACTATTTATGTTTTTTCTTCATTCTTACATTAAAAACATAACGAACACCATCAGTAACCTTTGAAACTCCATGTCTTTCTCCGTATTCGTAAATTAGGGCATCGCCTTGTTCTATACGATATTCTTTATCATCAACAGTAGGAATACCACCTTTGAATTCATCCGTAGGATTCATTTGAATGATAAGACTATAATCTGTTTCACCATTCCTTGCTTGGTCTGTATGAGATTCTATATAACAACCTGGTGTGTATTTTAACACTCTAAACAAAATTGGTTCATATGCCCAAGCAAATGAATTTACATCTTCTAATAATGTAGACCAAACAAATCCCATTTCATCTAGAGTATAACTACTTAAAAGAAAATGACCTATATCACTTGGATAGTGTCTATCTTCACCAAAATAATGATTATCTGAATTACGATAAACATTATATATTCTCAATGTCAAGTCAGCTGTTACCGAATTGGGGTACAGTTCCATAATATTAATTATATTTTTTGGTTAATAGTTGCCGCTGTTTCCAAAGCATAGTCATTTTGTTGTTAGGGAATGATGAACACCAAGTCATTAGTTTTGCAAACAATGAATTTGTTTTCTTCTCTAATGATTTTAAATCATCATCATTTGTTACCTGAACAAAGTCTTTCTTAAAGATTTTCTTCATTACTGAAATGTTCTTTTGTGACCTTTCCCAATCAGATTGAACAATCTCTGATGGTAATATTCTTTTTCTCGTCTTGTTTCTTTCTTGTGCGTTTTCTAATGATGCAGAAACATAAATCATTTTAGACTCATACCCAAGATAATCTAATCGTTTCTTATAACTAGCTATCTTGCCTTTATCAGCACTAGTTGTATCGAAGATAAGACCAAGTCTACCTTCTAAGTATCTGTCTAAACCTCTTGCAGTTATTCTCTTTGCTTTCTTTCTTATAGGGTTTCTAACATCAGACGGTACAGTTGTTAAATCTAATGTCTGACCTGCCTTGGTTAATCCATTTTCAAATGCCTTGTCTGTATTAATTGTTTTTAAACCCAATGCTTTAAGTCCTAATTTACTAACAACTGTTGATTTACCAGAACCTGGACCACCCATTAAGAAGACTGCCTTAAAGATACCTGGATCGTATACACCTTCTTGTATCAAGTCTTCTATCATGTATTCAGGTAGATTACCTTCCATGATTCCCATACCTTTACGAACATCTTTATACAATTTGTCTGCAAATTTCTT